CAAACGTGGAGCTGAACCCGCATGGTTTGATGATGCTAAGAGCATGAATAAGGGCCCTACCAGAAATACCAATTGGGCACTAAGCAAACATCGTATAGAACAGTTAGGAGTCCATGCTAGCGAAACTGCATGGGTAGGACAAAAGTTTGATGTGGTATTAAACAACAGCGGAACCATTGAAGAACTGTATCAACAGATTGAAGCGAATATTACTAATAGTCAGGTACAAGATCGCCTTGACGCCATCCTAAACCCTCTCGGGCAATTTCATACTGACAGTTAGCACAGATAGTTTTTAAATTAAGAGTGTTGTTATTATTAAAATTACCATCGATATAATAGACAAATAATTGCTCTTTTAACTTAGCTTTAAAGCCGCATTTCTCACAATGCGGTTTCTTTTTATAGCCTTCTAAAAACCAACGAGGTTTGGCTGCAGGTAGTTTACGCTTCTTCCTACAACAATTATCGCACTTGGATCTATAATAAATCTTACCGTGCATCTTGTAGTTAATTGCAACGGGCTTTTTACCACAGATTTCACATATTTTTCGGTATTCCATATTAGTATTTAGCTTACTGTAACAAGCGAACCTTTCAAAGGGCACTTAATACCACAAATTCTATCAATTAATCATAAATAGTTTAAAGTATCATTTAAAAGGAATACTATACTATGGCATTAATATCTCCAGGCGTACAGGTTACAATAATTGACCAAAGCCAATACACTTCTACAGCAGCTGGTTCTATCGCTTATGTTCTTGTTGCTACAGGACAAGACAAGCTAGCTCCAGGCGGCGCAGTTGCCGCAGGAACAACTATAGCTAATGCTGGCAAACTAATTACAGTTACTAGCCAACGCGATCTCGTTAACTTATTCGGTACACCAAATTTTGAACTTGATGCCGCAGGTAATCCAGTTAATGCTAGTGAAATTAACGAATACGGTCTATTAGCCGCTTACAGCGCATTAGGTGTTACTAACACACTATATATCCAACGTGCTAATGTTAACCTAAGCCAACTAGAAGGCACAAGCATCCGCCCAACAGGAACTCCGGCAGATGGTTTATATTGGTTAGATCTGACAAACACTAATTGGGGTATCTATGTATGGACTGAGGAACAAGGCTTTACATATACAACTCCTACAGTGATCACAGACACAGCTTACTTAACCAGCGGTGTTCCGCTAGCTTCATTTGGTAGTATCGGCGACTACGCGGTAGTAGCTACGAGTTCAAGCAATCCGATATATTTTAAAGGTTACAATAACGCTTGGTCATTGGTGGGTAGTGACAGTTGGAAATCTCAAATTGCTACAGTGCGCGGTACAGCATCAAGTCCGACAGTTACAGCAGGTAGTAAACTAATCATCAACGGTAATACAGTCAATATGACTAGTACTACTGTTACCTCAGCAGTTACCAATATTAACGCCGCACTTATTCCGGGTGTTAGTGCATCGGTTAACTCAGTTGGTCAAATACAACTATATGTAAATAGCGGCACTATTATCTACAGCAACGCTGCAGGTAATGTTCGTGGTCTTATTGACACAGCTACAAGCACACAAAACACACTACAAATTACCAAAGGTAGCGTATTAACAGGAAACATTGATGCTTCAGCTAACCTGGGTATCCTACAGGCTAATATCGCTACAGTTTCAAGTGGCGGTAATGTCTATACATACAGTGGTCCAGTATTAACATTTGCAAGTTACACAAATCCTCCAGCATGGAGACCAACAGACGTAACACCACGTCCAGATGGTAGTATCTGGTTAAAAACATCAGGTACAGGTAATGGTGCTAGCTGGGCTATTAAAGAATACAGTGCTACGACAAGTAGCTTTAATTCAATAACCAGCACACTATATGCTACTGATGCGGCAGCGATCCAAGGACTTGATCCAGTGGGCGGTGGCGCAACATTGGCTGCAGGTACACTATATGTTAAATATGACACGCTTAACACAACTACAGCTACATTTAGACCTTTCATTAAAAATGTAGCAGGTGCACTAACAGTAACAGGTAACGTAGCAGGTGGGTCAGCTACATACGTATCAGGCGATAGCTTCAGAATGGAAGTTACTGTTCCTGGTTCAGCAACACTAGCTAACGCTACAGTTACACTATCAGCTAATACAGCAACTAACTTGGTAACCAGCATCCTATCAGCTAACTTGCCAAATATCACAGCAGGATTTGACAGTAGTGGCAAAATTTTCATCAGACACTTAGCTGGTGGAACTATGCAATTTACATATCTCACAGGATATCCATTATCTACAGCTGGTATCATTAACGATACGCATATCCAAGTAATATCAGCAGGTCTAGTGTATCTAGCAAGTCCATTTACACCACTAACTTATACATATTCAACAACTGCTCCATATAGCAATCCAGCCGATAATACGTTATGGTATTATAGTTCTCCACTAGATGTTGATGTTATGATCAGTGATGGTACAGCATGGAAGGGTTATAGAAACGTCAGCAATGATGCCCGTGGTTATGATCTTACTAATACTGACCCAGCAGGTCCAATCATGTCAGCTAGCCAACCAACAACACAAAGTGACGGTACTAGCCAAGTGGTAGCAGGCGATCTATGGGTTGATACAGGTGATTTAGAAAACTTCCCAGTAATCTATCGTTACAACGGTATAACATGGGATTTAGTTGATAATACTGATAATGTTGATGCGAATGGTATCTTGTTTGCAGATGCTCGCTGGGACACAAACGGCACAACTAACCCGATCACTGATGATCTACCATTGATTGAAAATTTATTAACCAGCAACTATATTGATGCAGATTGTCCAGACTACAGATTATATGCACGCGGTACATTATTATTCAATACACGTCGCAGTGGATACAATGTTAAATCATTCCAGGCAGGTTACTTTGACAATGCAGATGTTGTTCCAACAGAAACTGATGCATGGGTAAGTGCTAGCGGTGAAGATCCAACAACCGGTATTCCATACTTTGGTCATAAAGCACAACGTAACACAGTGGTTGAAGCTATGAAGGCAGCTATTTCTTCAAGCACAGATCTACGTGAAGAACAAACCCAGTTTAATTTAATAGTATGTCCTGGTTATCCAGAGCTAATCCAAGACATGATCACATTAAACAATGATCGCGTAAACACAGCATTTATCATTGGTGATAGTCCGATAGATTTACCAAGTGATTCAACACAATTACAAGCATGGGCTAACAACACTAATCTAGCAGTAGACAATGGTGAAGAAGGCCTAGTAAGTAACAGCGAATATTTAGGTGTTTACTATCCTAGTGGCCTAGCTACTAACTTAGATGGTAATTCAGTAGCTGTTCCGCCAAGCCATATGATGCTAAGAACAATCATCCGTTCTGACGCTGTGAGCTATCCATGGTTTGCGCCAGCTGGTGTAAGACGTGGTATTATTGATAATGTCAGCGCGATTGGTTATGTTGATATAGCAAATGATAACACATTTGTTAGTATTGGTGTAACAGAAGGCCTACGCGATGTCCTATACACAGGTAGAGTTAATCCATTGACTATATTACCAGGTGTTGGTATTGTAGCATACGGTCAAAAAACACGTAGCTCACAAACATCAGCGATGGATCGTATTAATGTAGCTCGTCTAGTGGTTTATTTAAGAACTGTTCTAGCTAAAGTAGCTGCACCGTTCATATTTGAACCTAACGATACTATTACACGTAGCCAAGTGCAGTCGGCATTTAATGCTGTATTCAATGATTTGGTTGCTAAACGTGGTATCTATGACTATTTGGTAGTTTGTGATGAAACTAATAACACAGGTGATCGTATTGATCGTAATGAGTTATGGGTTGATATCGCGATACAACCAGTTAAAGCTATTGAGTTTATTTACATTCCGGTTCGTTTACAAAATACTGGCTCGGCTTTGACAATTAATTAATATACGCATATAATGGGGGTTAAAATACCCCCATGGTGTAGTAATAAAACAGGTAAATATATAAAAGGATATACAAAATGGCAACAGCGTCATTAACCAACTTTACAGTTCCACTATCGACTAACCAAAGTGCTAGCTCACAAGGCCTGTTGATGCCAAAACTAAAGTTCCGCTTTCGCGTGACTTTCTTAAATTTTGGTGTCACACAACCCACAACTGAACTAACGAAACAGGTAATGGACTTTAAACGCCCACAAGTTACAATGGAACCAATCACCATTGACATCTACAACAGCAAGGTATACCTAGCTGGTAAGCCAACTTGGGAAACTGTTACTTGCATGCTACGTGATGATGCAGGCGGTGAAGTTACTCGTCGTGTTGGCGAACAGATGCAAAAACAATTTGACTTCTTTGAACAAAGCTCTGCAAGTTCAGGTATCGATTATAAATTTACTACAGTACTTGAAATCCTGGATGGCGGCAATGGTGCTAATACTCCTAACATTTTAGAAACATGGCAGTTAGATGGTTGCTTCTTAACAGCGGCTGACTACGGTGATGTTAACTATGCTACTAACGAAGCGGCAACGATCCAATTAACTATCCGTTATGACAACGCTCTACAAACTCCAGTAGGTTCAAGTGGTATCGGTTCATCAATCACAAGAACACTAGGTACAGTTATTACTGGTTAATCCAGACGAAACAACTCAAAAAGCTCGGTTAAAATCCGGGCTTTTTTTTGGCGATAAATAATATAAACAGGAAGAGATAATGTCTCAGAATAATATATTTGGCCAAGTACTACAGTCAATTGCTCCTAAGCAAAATGTACGCGACTATCAACATGCCGCACGAACATTCGTTGACAGCTTATATAGACTAAGCCCTAAATTAGACAACCTATTCCATGTATTCATGGATGTCAATACAGCAATATCTAC